TTATCCAGTCTTTAAAATTTCATGGGGCATCAGTGGGGCAAATGCGCCCAATTTCGAGTTAAGTATTGCGATCTGGACGTCGTTATTTTCACTCATCCATTTTCCGTAAACCTGAAAAAGCATCTGAGCATCAGCGTGACCCATTTGCGATGCGATAAAAGAAGGGTTAGCCCCCGCCGTCAGTGACCAGCATGCATATGTGTGTCGCGTCTGATATGATTTCCGGTGTCGGATGCCAGCTCTTTTAACTGCGGTATCCCAGGTCTGTCTTATCGAGTCGACCGTGAAGTGATCACCATGGCGTAATGTCCTGGCGGTGACGCTTGGCAGAAAAACAAAGGTGCATTTTTGCGTGTCAGTACGGCCATACTCACGCAGTTTCACCTTAACCGAATGCTCCTTCCCCAGCCTTGTTAACTCCGCCTGACTTCTTAATGCCTGGATCGCCGGTTCGATTAGGTGAATGACCCGGTTTGTACCCGCCTGGGTTTTCGGTACGGTAAATTCGCCTCTGGCAAAATTCCTCCTCACCATTAGCGTGCCTGCTTTCAGGTCGATATCCTCCCAGGAAAGGGCGCACAGCTCCCCGGGCCGGATGCCGGTATAAACAGCTACGGACATCATATTTTTCGTCTGCAGGTGGCGGCACGCATCGATCAGTCGAACAAACTCATCTCTCGATAACGGGTCCGGCTTTACTCGTTCCTCACGAAGCGGCGATACACCTTTAAAGGGGTGTTCTTCGATATAGCCGTTTTCCAGCCCAAACTGGAAAATAGCGTACAGGTTAGTCATGTAGTTGTTGACCGTTACCGCGGAACGGCCCGGCTCCTTGACCTCATACTGTGGCCTTGGCAGATGATGTCCGGTAAGGAGTTCTTTGCGGATCTCCAGCAGCTTCTCTTTGTTGACCGCTGATGCCAGGATATTGCTTCCGGCGACAGCCAGGACGTTTTTGATGATTGCCCGGTAGGTGTTGATGGACGTATCGGCAACTTCTGTTTCTTTCAGCGCAAGGAAGCGCTCAGCCAGTTCCTTCAAAGTGAGGTTTTGGGTGGCCTCGCCGAATTTGGCGAGATTTGATGAGTCCGGGAACTGGGAAGCGTAATTAAAATTGCCGGTTTTAATCGCGTAGCAGATCGAAGTTCTCAGTTCGCCGGCGGTTTTTCTGTTTTTGGGGGTGTCAGGCACCCCCAGGCTTTCACGCACTCTGACACCCTTGTAGATAAACCAGATCCGTAGCGTGCCGCCATGGTTCTCTACTCCAGTTGGGTATTTCATAACGATTCCTCGTTGGTTGATGGTCAGAGTATTTAATCAGTTTTCGTCTGCTTTAGCAGGAGTCTTACGACTTGGCTTTGCCGGACGCTGGCCGGCGATCCAACGGTCAATAGCCTTTATGTTGTAGAAGCAGGGGCTGTTATCAAAAGGCTCACCGTCAGCGGCAACATGTTTGTATTCGCGCCCCTCCAGAAAGCTCTTCTTCCTGGCGTTTTTTAAAGTGCCTTCTTTCAGCCCTTTAAGTGCCATTATCTGTTCTTCGGAAACCCACTCGCCAGGATCTGCGATGATATAGGTAGTTTGCGATGTCTGATTCATAACCCCACTCCTTACTCAAGCCGCGCGCTGGGCGCGCAGCATATTTAACTGTTCAAATGAGCGCCTGGCGAGGCAGGTTTCGAAGTCTACGGGCGCAGTTCATGGCTGTGGCCACGTAACTACATTTCCTGTTAACGACTTCAACGGTGATTTTTGAGCCCTGAACAATGACGGTATATGTCCGCTTCGTTTTCTGGCGGCCATAATCGCCGTAGAGCTCGACGTGCTTAGCCAGCGCCGCATCGCATGCCTGGCGGCCGAGAGGGGATTGCTTGCTTCGGTTTATCAATCGCATGTTCACCTCACACAAAGACGTCAACGGGATCGCCGGCAGCGCGGGCGTTGTCGTTCGCTTCGCGGCGCAGGCCGAGGACATAGCCAACCGGATCCCAACTAGCCAGAATGGCGTTGAGTTCTTTCTGGCTGTGCCAGGTTGTCAGGCGCCTTTTAAGCTCGGTGGCGCAGGCGCGTACATTCGTCCGGGTGGGGCCAGCCATCTTCATGCAAATGCAGAGAGTTAGCAGAAGATCGGAATACTCATCGGCTGCTGCGCGCAAAGCGGCTGGGTCAATGCTGGCTTCGAGTTCAGGTAGACGGTGTTTTAGGCTCATGCTGCGCTCTCCTGAGTTTCAGCTTCCACCAATGCCTTATGCTTTCTCTTAACCGCTGCGATTAACGCTTTTACACGCCGCTCTTCATGGAAAAGTTTTCTGTGTAGATCGCGCCGCATATCGTCGAACTTGATCACCTTTTCATAATCCCAATACGGGTACACGCAACCGGTATAGGACTCACGAAGAGCCTTTAGGTCTTCATCCCGAATGGAGGCACTCCCGAAGACGTAGAATTTCTTTAGTGATTCAATGTCACCCACAGCCACATCGCGATGACCAGACGGAACTCCTGACCACCAGTGATCTTTAATTTTCCGTACAGAACCATTTGTCATCATCAGGGTCAGTTCACTCCCGGCGAAAGCACGAAATGCAGCGCTTGCGGGAGAGTAATAAAGCGCACGGGTGAATGGGCCATCGGTGCCGATGTAGTCATTGCCAACTTGCTCGTAGGTGAAGTTAACAGGGCGGTTTAGTACCAGGGCTTCGCCTTTATTGAACTGAACCACTACGACAACTTTCAGTTCATCGTTAATTAATTGACTCATATCATGACCGGGAGGGAGGACCCTCCCGCCTCCCTTAGCCCACGTATTCCGGTTTCATGTCGTCCAGGGTGATGCGGAACTGGTCATACAGTTCATCACCGAGATGGCGTTTCGCGGCGGTGAGTGTGCCTTCCGCTTTAGCAAACAACTCTTCCGCCTCCGGTTCGCCGGGGTTAGGAACGGAATTGATCGCGGCTTCAACCTTGTTGCGAGCATCGACCAGGTAGTAGCGCTTTACTGCCTTATTTTTCAGTTCAGTGAACAGGGCAGTCCCCAGCAACGCTTTCTGCGATTCGATATCTGCGCGGATAGCTTTGGCCTGATCAACAGAGCTTGCTGCATCAATACGATCGCGTATTTCGTCGGCAGCAGTATCAACGTTAGTTCCCGACTCCTGCGCACTGGCTGTAGCACCTACCGTGCTGGTGATCTCATTCAGCGTGATTTTTTCAGCCTGAGCGGGGTTAATTATCTTTTCCTCGCGTTCGTCAATTTCATCCGCGGTATAAACGCCGAGAATCACATCAGGGCAGTACAGCCGCGCCCAGCGTTTAACGGCGAGATAGGCTAGTTGCTGTCGGGGGTCGCTCGCCCACAGCGTTGAATTGCGGACTTGTGCCTGTGAAAGCATCAGGACCAGCTCGCGCGCTTCATCTTCTCCTTTCAGCGTTGCCCATGCGCGAACGCCAACACCAGCTTCATCTTTCAAATCCCAGCCTGGAGCGATGTAATCGTTGCCCTTGCCACTCGTTTTTTTAACGAAGCGGCCAACGATATTTTCCCACGCACCAAACCATTCAAAATGGATCCGGTCTTTGGTTGGAGCCATGGTGTTAATTACCGCATTCACCAGTTGAGCCTCATAGCCAAGCACACCTGAGTTACCCACGATGAAGGTTTTCTGTGCAACCGCGAATGGGTCCATGTTCCAGCGCGCTGCCTGCATTACTACGGCCATGCAGGCATCGGGTTTGCCGCGGTAATGTTCGGGGACAAAATTTCCACTATTAGCCATCACTTCTGAGATTTTCAGAAGGCGGTTGAATAATTCGGCATTTGTCAGGATAGAGACGTTGTCGATTCTTTGAATCTGGTTGTCGGTTGAGGCGACTAAATTGGACATCGTTATTTCCCCCTTAAGCCTGTACGCGCAGCGCTTCGAGACGGCGCACATCAAAATCGTTAAGTTCTTCGGCGTAGTCTTCGGTGATCGGCGCCGGCCATTCGCCAGTGTCGAACCCGTGAGCTATGGCGCGCATCGCTTTGCGGTATTCCAGCATGCCGAGCTCCAGCAATTCGGCCGATGCCTCGATGATGGCGATCCAGTGGTAGTTCTCGTCTTTGTTGACGAAAATCCAGAAGAACTGGTCAAGCGCTGCGGTTTCGCAGTACATAGCCGCGCTCAGGTGGTAATCGCGCTCAATGATTTCCCTGTGCAATTTCGCGCGCAGGCCTTCCTGCTTGATGTTCCACATGCTTATGGTTTTCAGGTCGGCACCGATACGCGGGCCGCCCATGTCGATCTCAAGGTCAGGGCGCACACGAATTTCCAGCCCGGTTTCCTCATCAATACCGAAATAGCTCACCTCGACGGCTCGGCTCGGGTGCGTCAGCAACTTGCCGGCGGTCGGGTGATTAAGGAGGGCTTTCTGAATGGCTAACGCCGTAGCCAATTGCTGACGGGTAACCAGCACTTTTGCTTCGGGGTTATCGCGCCAGGCATCCAGGAGTTCGTCGGCAAATACTGCGTCCGGATTTACCGACTTAACGGACTGCATCAGATCTGCTTTGGTACCCGAGACTTTCAGTGGTTGTGGCTTCTGGGCTTCCTGCGCGACGAGGTCAGGGTTAATAATTGCCAGTTGTTCCAACAGAGCATCGCGGCTGCCGCTGGTTTTAACCTGAGCTGGAAGAGTGGCGTTGTACTCTTTGATGCAGGCCTTCATTTTTGCTGCGGTGACTTTCTGGCCTTCTTCTACGCGCTGAAATTCAGCAGGCAGGGCCATGTAGTTTTCACCTGTTTGGGTAACGTCATCACCCAAAGGAACTGGCTGCGGTAGGGTGGCGTTGTGAGCTTCCAGCAATGTTTTGATATCGTCAGCGCTCAACAGCGCCGGTAGGGCGGCGTTGTACTCATCGATAAAAGAGCGGATCGTTGCTGTGGTGGTGAATGCACCTTCCGGGATCTCAGGTTCGACACTGAACTCTTTATCCATGTCATCAGGCTGCAGTGCCAGTGCATGCACCAGGTTACCCATATCCAGTACCGGGGAGCGCACCTTCTGAATAGTTCTGGAAACGTGGCGTGCTTCGAAATACATCAGCGATACACGGGCATCTTTAACCATCGTGGAGCTGGTGCCGTTCGCCGCGTGATAAACCTCATTTGGCACGCCTTCATAACGTCCAGGCTCGAAATATTCCGGCCATGCTGGCGCTGCGGATACCTGTTCGGTTTCTGCGGTAACCTCTTCGACTGTTTCTCCGGTAGTGCTTGCGAGCTCCTGGTCTTTCAAAACGGCGGCGGCCAGTTCAGGGCAGCGCTCAGTCATGATTTTTCGTGCGTCTACGGCATTTGTTTGCGGAGCAGCTGCATCAGCGCTTTTGCCTGCTGATATCGCGTTATCATTTTTGCTTTTGACCTGGACAGTCGTTTCCATCTGCACATTGCTTGTGGCCTCTTCTTTGGTGCTCGTTGTGGCAGGAGAGGCCATCAGGCCTTCAATGGAGAACATGCCGCCGCCAAGGTTGGCGACTTGCGGGTGCTGTGTTTTTGTAAGGTCTTCCCGTACCCATTTGGGATCATTAGGGTCGCTGATGCCTTCAACATATTCACCACGATCAGCAGCGAGCTGGTGGCCAAAATCATCAGCGGCGTTACTTTCTGGCGAGTGACACGCAGCATTTACGGTTTCAGCCTTCGGTTTGTCGTGTTGAGACTCCGTCAGATTCGCGTTGATGTACGTCCGGAGGCTGGTCGGGAAATGATGGACGTCAGCATGCGCGCCGCGGATCAGCGCAAAAATCGATGCGCGGGAATAATCCAGAATACCTGGCGTGCTGCGCAGCGCTGCCGACCACTCCTTCCACGGGCTTTCTTTGGCTTTGATAATGTCTTTTGCGCGACGATGAACTGAAACCGGGAAATCGTAGATGTCGAAATCCATTGGGAGCGTGGCCAGTGCAATCTCCTGATCCAGAGTATCCAGCGTATGCTCATAATCCGGGTTGCGATCTGTAGCAATGCCGCCGCCAGCGTTCGCACCCGCGTCGGTCCGCTGAATCAGTGATGTCCGGTTTCCGGCCGCCCATTCTTTTACCAGTAGGCCGCGATCAATATGCGGGGTGTCCATCCAGGCTTTCAGGAAATTAAGCAGCAAACCAAGCTCAGTTCGCTTGTCTTCAGGAAATACCTTTTTGACGGCGTCAGTTAATTTCCAGAGGTTGGCTGTCGTGAGTTCGTCGATCTCAGGGATGCTTCGTGTCGCCAGCAACAGGTTCTGGATGTAGTGGTTATCGGTATCCATTTCCAGCGCACCGATCTGGATCCGCTGTCTCTGGGTGACATGGTGAGTCATGGCATCACTGATGAATTGCGAGATAACGCGCTGCGGGCGGCGGAGCTGCGCCACCGGATAGTGGGTGTTGTTGTCGTCGTCTTCAGTGATATCGGCATTGGCATCGCCGGGCTGAATGCCAACAACTTCACCAGTCGTGGTATCGACACCATCGACGATGACAGCTTCATCGTCAGACGTCGTTTCTTCCTGGTGAAATGCGTCGGCAGGGACGGAGCCAGCCTTCAGCTGCCAGGTACGACCGTCGTCGGCGAGTTCGTAACGTGTGCACCATTCGAAATCAAGCTCGCCCTCAGCCGGCAGGTCGTTAAACACAGGGAAATCGGTCCGGCTTGGCTTCATATAGTCATGACCGCGGCCGGTTTCGATACCAGCATCTTCCAACTTAACGTCGAGTTGGAGATTAGCGCGAGCCTCGGTTTTTGCCGTGAACCAGACGATTGCATCTGGCTTGCCTGATTTTTGAGTGGCCTTTATCAGATTAAAAAATTCCATGTCGTAGCCTCGATTTTGGATGTTAGAATCCACGGGCCATTGATAGCGCCCATTGGGTGTTCATTGGTTTTGGGTAATTTCCGGTGGAACTTTGGTCGGTGTCACCGGACGTACAGCCCGCTTCGGCGGGTTTTACGTTATGCCTCGTTAGCCATGGCGTCGTATTCGCCACAACGTTTCGAGCAATACGTTCTTTCTCGTGGCGCCAGCTGCGTGCCGTGAATGATCAGGATGGTCATTTTTACTTCCTGGCCCTCCTCAATCGGTTTGCGGCAGTACGCACATTTCTTCTGCATTACTCCTCCTACATCTGCGCCGTGAATCCGGCAGGGTGCTCTTCCAGCAGTCCTTTAAGTGGGTAACACTCACCTTTTACGTCCTGCTCAGCTGCTGCGCTCTTACAAGCCTGCTCGCTGTCGTAAACCCCCAGTAAAACTTCCTGCGTACCTCCAACTGTCATGCTGATGGAAAGCACCAGGGCAAACATCGTGCTCATGATGGATCGCCTTTCTGTGCGAGCAGATAACACATCCGTCGGATGAACGCGGTCACTGGGCCCAGTTTGACGGCCTGCTGACGAGCGGGTTTGCGTGCGAAATCAATCATTGAAATAACTCCATAGTTCGATGACTAGCACCGTCCAGATTAAGAGCCCGATAAATGCCGAAATGATCAGGGCTTTGATGCCGTTCTTACTCATTTCAACCTCAGCCATTACGTGGCCAGCGGAACGTTTGAACCTACTGCGCGTTGATAAATCCACCTCATCCCGGTCTTCGTTTGCGCCGGGCCGCTACTTCGTGGGCGTCCTGCCTGGGTGGTTTGTTGCTATGGGGTAAGTAAAACATTGCTTTACTATTAAGTCAAGTTAAGGTGAGTTGATTTGTAAAGTAATGCTGTACCTATCGGCGATATTCATAGCCTTAGTCGGCATTTCATGCGCGTTGTATGCTCAAAAAAACATCAAATAGGGTGGCTGGTATGGACTACGAAGAAGCCGCACAACTGCGCTATCAGGAGATGTGCCGTATCGTTGGGGATGTTGTGTTTGCCATGATCGCCGAAGGTCTCGAAACCAGACGGGTAGCCATAGCTGACGTGATAAGAACAGAGATTTCAAAGGGGATTGATAAGTGGGATTTAGATCAGATTCAGGTGATGGAACTGGCGGTGAAGCTGCTGGAAGAGTAGGGCAATAAAAACCCGGCTCGATGGCCGGGTTTTATGAAAAACTAATCTTTAGACTTGTCGTTTTTAACTAAAAGTACTTTTATTTCATTTAGTTGGTTTGAGGTTTCTCTAAAACCGGTATCTACTTTATCTTCAAGCTTATCTACGCGCATACTTAGGTCTTGCTTGGTTTGCTGTAAGTCTTGCTTTAGCTCCAGACGATTGTCCCTTGCTTTACTGTCAATCGTTGAATTTATCCAAGTTGTTGCACCTACGATTGCTGCGAGAATCGGCAGAACAGTAACCGTCCAAGTTAGCACTGACTTGGAGTTTTGCGGGATCATGTCAGCCTCCTCTTTAACGTGTTCCGCGACATTGGTTGTAATTCTGGCAGGGTTTGAACTTTCAAACAACATGCCTGCACTAACAAATTTTATAGATCCATCGGGTTGCTGTTCTGCAATGAACAATGCCTTTTGAGCGTCGGACATCGGAATAAACTCTTGGAACTTTGAATGCTTTATCTCAGAAAACTCATTCATTTTCTTCACCTTTTTTAGGTGGTTCCTTATTGAGTATGTCAAGAACAGTTCGATGGCTAAAGAAAACTATATGTCCACACTCAGTACACTCCCTTGTTAAAATTGGGAATGAATTATTAATCATTAGCTCACCTTTTTCCCCTTCATCCAAAGGGGTGAGCGAAGCGTAAGGTAGTGCAAGAGATACAGTTGTTGACTCGCCAGCTACCGCCGTGGGAAATGTTGTGCCAACTCGATATGATGATTTACCGCAAATAACACAACCTTTTCCATGGTCAGGCAGAGTAGACAAGTATCTTGTAAATTCTTTAAATCCAACTGATTCTAACTTGCTCATGCTTTTTCAACTTACACTTTTTATTGAGTGAAAAGATAAGGTGGATGATTAGTTTACTCGCCGGATAAATCACCCTTAATCCGCCGCCCCATGTACTTCGCGTACAGTTCGTCGAGCTCCTTCAGCCGCAGAGATACGATCCGCAGCATGTTCTGCTGTTCTTCTTCCGGCAACTGACGATAAAGCTCAAGCAGGCGCTGTTCGTCAGGTTTAAGACCGTCTTTCTCACCAACATCTTCGCCCAATAACCAAGGCACAGAAACGCCGACTGCATCGGCAATTGCTAGTGCAGACTCTTTGCTGATACGGCCTGTTTTGAACCAGCCTGAGACTGCCTGCTTACTGACACCAGCAATTCGGGACATCTCTGTTTTGGAGATTCCTTTAGCATTTAACGCTGTCAGCCTGGCTATCAGGCCTTCTGTCGGATTTTTTTCGCTCATGGCTTCATT